CCTACACCCTTAATTAACGCACCCAATCTATTCTCATTAATAAGTTCGACCATTATTTGATCAGACTCTTCTTTACTATATCCTTCACTTAAAAGGTATTCTAAAATTTCATCATAATTATCAACTTCTTCAACTGATTCACTTTGATCTTGCTCATAAATTTTAGTATAAGCTTCCCAAAGACCGACAATTTCTTGATCTCTCATTTTTCCAAGACTTTTTAGATATTTATAAAAAAAACACCCCTTGCGGAGTGCTTTTTCTTGAATGCTTGGCGACGTGCCTTTGCTTGTCGGAGTGCTTGCGGTTTCAGTTTTCGCTTCTGCTCCTTCTTAGAATGATGGTAGCGATTGGGGATTTGCATTAGTCTTGTGCTTGTGAGGACATCATACGGGAAAAACCCTTGACTTTCTCAAAACGAAGGACACTTTCAAATTTGTCATGTAGTTCTGCCTTATGAGAAATCACAAAGATATTAGCATCCTTAATGACATAACGAATAATCTTAAGAAACTCATCGGTTCCAAATCCATCAAGTGAAGAATCAAAAACCTCATCCATAATCAGCAGATTAGTATTTACGGAATTTTTGACTCGTGCCACTTCCCTCCAAGTAAAGAGTAGTGCAAGGTCGATTCTCATTTTTTCACCTTCACTGAAAGAACTATAAGAAAAATCTTCGTGAATGGGTGACTTTACCGTTTCGTTAAATTCTTCATCAAGATGGAAATTAATATAAAAATCCATCATCTGAAGATAACGATTCACCTGCTGATTTATGAACGGAAGATACTTCTTAATTATCTTCGTTTTAACGCCATCATCCTTGAGTAAGGAATAGGCAAAATCGTAATAAACGATTTCTTCTTTTTTCTTTGAAAGGTCTTCGAATGTTTTTTGGAGATTGGTTTGAAATTCTTCTAACTTCTCATGCTCAGTATTTCTGTTTGCAAGGTTTTGGGTAATAGTTTGAATTTCAGATTCAAGGTCTCGGATTTGTCTCTGGTTGAGGGAAATCCGAGTATTGTTTTGAGAAATCTCATGGTTGAGTTTCGTAATCTCCTTAGATAGAACTGTGAATTGACGCTCTCGTTCTTGTTCTAACTTTATAGTCTCCTCAAGTTCTTGAAAACCTTTCTGGAGTTCCTTTGCTTTATTTTGAGCGTCTGTAATTCTATTTAACCGAAACTCTTCTTCAATTGTTTGAGTGCAAGTGGGGCATACCGTATTTTCAGTAAAGAACTTATGCTCTTTAGTAATGACAGATACTTTCTGCGAAATTTTACCCTTAAGATTGTTTAGTTTTACTAACTTATCATCGGCACCAATGAGTTCTTCCTGATCTTTGGTGTAAGTAAAAATTTGCTCTTCTGTTTTGGCACTTTCAGTCATATAAACGCCAACTTCGGCATCTAAATTGGCAATCTTTTTTCTGTTGGCATTGATGTTGGCATTACCACGATTCTCCAACTCTTCGATGAAGTTTTGTTGCATTTTCATCTTTTCTTTCAAATTCTCTTTACGCAACTCAAGAGATTTGACCTGATCTTTCTGAGTACGAATTCTATCCTTGATAAGATTATTCATTGCAGAAAAGATACGGATATCCAAAAGATCTTCAATCACTTCTCGACGATGTGCTGTTGGAAGTTGCATAAAAGGAACAAAAGTACTACTACCCAGAATCACAATCTGAGTAAAAGACTTGTAGTTTACCTTGAGAATATTCTCTTCTAGAATTCTTTGATTGGCACGGTCATCTGCTTCCTTATGCAGAGATTGACCATTTACCTCAATATCAAAGATATTTGGTTTGATTCCACGACGGACAAGATATTCACGATTATTTGTAGAAAACTCAATTTCAACTAGACAATCTTTTTCATTAGTAGTGTTGACTAGTTGAGGTTTATTTATTTTTCTAAATGGTTTGTTGAAAAGAACAAAGGTAAGTGCGTCCAATATTGTGGATTTACCAGCACCATTTGTACCAATAATCAAATTCGTATTATGCTTTTCAAAATCAACTTCAGTCCAATGATTTCCAGTGGAAAGAAAATTGCGCCATTTAATCTTGTGAAATACTAACATTTTTAGGAGGAATTACGATATCGTCAGGAGTGATCACAGCATACTTGTAATTATACAGTTTACAAGTCTTTATTGCAAGGTCGTCGTCAACTTCAACAACGTCCATTTCAGTTTCTTCTTGGTCTTCTAACATCAAAGCATAACGAGTGGCATCATCTTCTTCTTCAAAGAGAAATAAAACTTTGTGCCCATATTGATCTTGGACAGCATATGCACCATCGTCTTTTCTATCTTTGAGAGTAAGAAGAAACATTTATTCTACCTCGCAAGCTTGTCGATAAAGATCTTGAAAAATACCTTTGATAACATTTTTATCAAATTCAAATTCTGCTTCGTCAATATAACGATTTAGAATGGACATTGTATTTTCTTCTTCATCAATCTCAAAATCTTCATTTTCTTGAATTTCAAAATTTTCTACAATTTTTAAATCTTGAATTCCTGCTGTGTAAAGTTTATCAATGAATTTTTCAAAATCTTTTGGTTTAGATTTTTTGCGGACAATCACCTTTACAATTTTGTTTTCATACTCAGTTATATCAAACAATTGATAAGGAGTATCATCATAATAAATGTTATAGAATAATTTATAAGGATTGTTAATTGGAGTATGTTCTAAAGTTTCTGTATCGAAAATATGAAATCCACGAGGATCATTTACATCATTCCAATACATCTCATAAGTATTACCGAGATAGAATACAGTTCCATTATCAGAACGAGTATGGTAATGACCAGAAAATACCTTTGTGAAGTTTGAAAAAATATTCGCTTCCAGTCCATGATCTTCCATTACAAGATTGCGGTTTACACGAAAACCCTGAAGTTCTAGATGACCCATTGCAATCTTTGCTTTAGTCTTCTTAATTTGTTTTAGAGTTTCATCATAGTTTTCACTACAAATCCAAGGAACCATCATAATATCCAATCCACCAACTTTAACTGTTTGTGGAGAACTGTAAGTTCTAATATTTGGATAAGTTTGAAGAAGAAGACTTGGAGAATTGACATTATTGGTATTCTTATAGTAGCAATCATGATTACCAATAATCATATGAACATCATAATCTCGCAGAGGTTCAAATACAACACGTTTTGCCCATTCAAGACTTTGATAATCAATTGATTTGCGACTGTCAAAAGCATCACCCATATGAATGACTGCCTCTACTCCATGTTCTTTTAGAGCAGGGAAAAAAACATTCTTGTAAAAAAGTTCAAAGTAGTCATGGAGATACTTAGAACCTTTGCGGGCACCATAATGAGTGTCCGTCAAAATTGCAACCTTCATCGATTTCCGTTTCTGTATTGGATGTTGTCCTTCATCGTATTATAGTCCGAATTACTGCCAGAAAGCAACCCATCATCAACGGTCATAACCTCATCAAACCCAGTGCGTTCGATAATCTTAGTCTTGATATCCAGTTGCTTCTTTTCCTTTTGAATTCTTCTCAGAAATGCGTAGTGAATAATCTGAGTAAAGTATGCAAAAGGATTCTTTGACTTTTCTGGGTCAAAGTTATGAATATACTGAACGCAATTTTCAATGCCATCAGAAATCATATCCTCACGGAACATATAATTCACAAAGTTTGGTTTATATGAAAGGTGAGTAGCAATCTTTAAAAAACACTCTCCAAGATAATTTGGAATAGGAGGTTTACCATCCCAATGCTTGCCCCTATCTTGCTTAGTGGGGTTTCTATCGAATTTCTCATTGAATGACTTTTCAACTTTAGAGCGATACACAATCATCGCTTCTAAAAGTTCTTTATTATTTACATAATGTTCTGTTTTTTTCTTAGGCATAGCATTGGACTTATATAATATAGGTTATCCTTATTATAACACAACTACAAGGGCTTGACAAGGTATAAAAATACGTGTAGACTACCTTTGTCCCGGTTGAAGATGAGAATTTAGCTTTCTTTAAGTCCTTTAAAGATTCTCTCAAGACTCTTGCGAGCATCTTCAACAGAAGAAACATAACCCATCTTTGAAGAAGGTTTTACTTTACCTGCAGGATTATAAAGATCAATATTATCATTATCTTCAATATAGTTATTGTAAATATCAAGTAATTTTTTATCTTTAGTTTCAGTCATTGTAATAATCTTATCAAGTTTTACAATAAAGAAATCATCATCAGATAATTCCATCCAAGGTTTTACCTTAAGATAAGTTCCTTGTTGATTATGATAAGTTTTCATTGTAACTGGATTCTGAAGAACTAGTACAGGATCTCCATCATTCTCATCCACAAGGACTAACGATAGAATCTCTTCACCTGATACTAGTTTTATAATTGCGTAAAACTCTTCTCCCATTAGTTTTTAAAAGGTATATTTACAATATCATAATTAAAGTTTTCTTCATTATAGACTTTAATACGTTCGATTAAATGATTAAGAGTATAATTCTTTCTTGACTTATAACTGATATCATCGGCAATATCATATAGAGTTGCCTTTGTTTTATTATTTCCTTTTCTTAAGACTCTTCCGATTGATTGGAGGTTTCGGATTCTTGATTTG